AGAAACTTCGCGACATGTGGCCTGACTACATCAATCGCAACGCCTCCAAAGACGACAACAACCAAATCTCTTTGAGTTGCAATTCTTTGGAGAATAAGTACTACACCCACGTATCCCAAAGTTCGGAGAAAGCCGCCAACAATCTGGGTCGTGGTATGACCAGTCCGTTTATCCACGTGGATGAGGGTCCCTTCATCAACCACATCGAAACGACGGTGTCGGCGGCGATGGGTTCTACCAGTGCCGCTCGTGAAATTGCTAAACGAAAAGGCAAACCTTACTGCACGGTGTTTACAACCACCGCTGGTAACCAAGAAGATCGTGACGGTCGTTACGTCTTTGGTATGATGGCGGGCGCGGCGATCTGGTCGGAACGGTTCTTAGATTGTCGAGATCGCGACGAGCTAGTGAACTACATTAAGACCAACTCCAATGGCCGAGCAACTATGGTGAACTTAACCATGTCTCATCGTCAGCTCGGTCTGTCTGACGAATGGTTGTACGAAGCACTTGCCAACGCTCGGTCGGAAAGCGACAACATCGATCGGGATTATTTCAATCGGTGGACGAACTCTTCCAGCGGATCGTTGATCCCTGATCACCTGGCAAAAGCAATGCGAGAGTCGGAGTCTGAAACGGTGGGTAGTTGGATCTCTCAGGAGAACTACATCTTCCGCTGGTATCAAGAAATCGATCCTGAGGTTCAATACGTACTGATGGTCGATACCTCAGACGCGATTGGTCGAGACGACATTGGTATTGTGTTGTTGGATACGCGCAATGGTGAAACTGCCGGAGCGGCGGCATTCAATGAAACAAACTTAATTCGGTTTGCCCAGTGGTTGAGAGAATTCTTGGTTACCTATCGTAACACAACTCTGATCATCGAGCGTCGGTACAATGCGCAAACGATCATCGACTACCTCTTGTTGAAATTGCCGGAGCTGGGTATCGATCCTTTCAAACGGATCTTTAATCAGATTGTGCAAAAACGAGAGGAACGTCAGAAAGACTACGATCGAGTGATGGGTCCGGGTTTGAACCGGTCACGTCAGCTGTACGAGACACATCGACGAGACTTTGGGTTCGTTACCGATGCGGACAGTCGTAAGTTGCTCTACTCAAACGTCTTGATGAACGCTGCAAAAGACGCCGGACACCGAGTCCGAGATAAACAGTTGATTCAGCAAATCTTGTCGTTGGTGATTAAGAACGGTAGAATCGATCACAGCGCCTCTGGTCATGACGATATGGTCATTGCGTGGTTGATTGGTCATTGGTTCTTGAACTACGGGATCAACCTGCATCAGTACGGAATCAATCCGGCACGGGTCATGTCTGAACGTAGTAACGGAGGAAAGGAGATCACGCCCCAAGAAGAACTGGAGCGCCATGAGCAGAAGGAACTGATGGACACCATCGAACGTATTCACGAACGATTAAAGTCATCAACCAGTCAAATGGAGATTATGCGACTAGAAAGTGAATTGACCAGTATGATGAGTCGTTTGAAACAGGACGATTCTGATGGCATGACTTTAGACGCCTTGATTCAAGAGGCTCGTGAAACCAGGGAACGTCGTCTGGGCGGTGCCGCTGGCGGCGGCGGTCAAACCAAGTTGCTCATATCCCGATACGGTTCCGGTCGGTAATGATTAAGCTCTTGTGGATGCGAGCGCTTAATCAACGGAACCGATGGCTACGGCGTGTGCTGGACTTCTTCTCAAATTCGTACAGCGATACGGTTTGGATTGATCACTACGCCGCGCCGGAAGCCACGGGACCGGGGCCGACGCTACTGTACGCTGAGGTGGAGCTTCGTCATCTCAAGTATCAGTTAGGAGGCTACGACGGCATTTGTGTCGTCGTCAAAATTGCCAAAGTAACTATAATTCAACACACGCTGGCAAGGGACATGTCAAGAACTCGGGTGACCTGGGAATACGTTGGGTTAAGTGAGAAAGACTTGTTTGTCCTATTAAATCGAGACGTGCCGTGGATAGATAAATTACCTTCAGGACGCTGTGGTGTGGATCGAACCAGGGATCGCCGTCCACCAAGAAACATCGAGTAGTACTTCAAGGTAGACAGAAGGGTTCTCTAATGAAAAGTTTTTTGAAATTAACTTCTAAACTGTTTGGTGATAAATCGGTTGAAGACGATGGTGGATCTGATGAACCATCGTTAATTGATCTTCCGACGGCGTTGCGTCCTTATTTTCCATCGTCGAAGTTTCGACCGATCAAACTAGAACAAGAGCAACACTACCCCAAGCTCAAGATGGCGCACGTCAGCGCTGACAACACACCGGGTCAGGTGGTCTTTCGTGAAGACACCATGTTGGATATGGACCTACTGACTCGATATTCTGGAAAGAATTTCCATCGGATGCCTCAAAGTCAATACCGACATATGTTGACAAAAGTGGGGCTGAACATGACCCCACCAATACCTGAGTTAACGGGGAACGATACCTGGGTCGATATACGCGTGGACGAGTTAGACTACGCGCTGGTTGATGTCACTGGGTTTCGTGAGTATATGGTCATCGATCGAGAACGAATCCAACATTGGCTTGAAGACATACCTCGAGAGCCGTTAACTATGGAGGTTCAACAGTTCGATCCTCACAGTGGAATCATCGCCAACGACGTCGATAAGATCAACTCCGCGATTCGTAAGATGACTCGGTTGCGGATCGAGAAACGTCTAAAGGACACGTTGGATCTTCCTCCGTTGCCAAGTGTCGCTCGAAAGATCATTGAGTTACGGGCGAACCCTAATGCAAACGCGTTTGAGTTAGTAGCCGTCGTTGAAAGCGACCCAACCTTAGCCGCCAACGTGATGCGTTGGGCAAATTCGTCTATGTACTATATGAACGGTGACGTTCGGTCGATACACGATGCGATCAATCGAGTGTTGGGATTCGACCTGGTTATGAACCTGTCGATGGGGTTGGTGTTAGGTAAGATAATGGAAATACCGAAACATGAGACCACGCACATCCTGAACCATTGGGAGCAGGCGATTTGGGTGGCACATGCCACGACGGCGCTGGCGGATCTGATCGGGCCAGATTTTAAGGCGTGCAAGGGGTTGGCGTATCTGTGTGGGTTATTGCACAACTTTGGTTATCTGGTGTTAAGTCACACTTTCCCACCGCACTTTAAGATCATTACCGAGTCGACCGACATCAATCGACACGTAGATGTCAGTTTGATCGATGCACACATCTTAGGGGTGACGCGAGAACAAGTGGCGACAGAGTTGATGGAAAATTGGATGTTGCCAAAGGAAGTGATCTATGGGATTCGGTATCAGAAACAGTTGCTGTACGATGATGAGTACCGAGTATACGCGAACTTGGTGTACTTGGCTCGATCTAAGTTGATCCAATACGGGGTGGCTCTAGGGGCACCTATGGCGCAGCCTGGCTATCTGATAGAACAGCTTGAGTTGGAGGAGAGCGCGGTCGACAGTCGAATCGTTGAGCTTCTCAAACAAGAAGATCGGATCTTAAGCATGGCACGGATGATGTAGTTGTTTAGACTTGATAAACCGTCATTGCGACATAGGGGAGGGGCATTGCCCCTCCCCTTTATTTCGACTTCCTTGTGAGGCGTTACAGAATCCCCATCGCCACCATTGGGTCTTCGTTGATCCCCGGTTGAAACGGAACTCTTGACTCCATGGTACTGCCTTGACTGAAGTAGGTCATAGAGAACGTTCTTAACACAATGTACAGCATACACCCAGTGCGCACAGAAGCCAACAGCGATTTGTTGTTAGACTTCACCGCCCGGCGAGCGATAGCCAAACTCAGCTCTCGCATTTTCAACAACGACGCATCGGTAGACCGAGACGACATGTACAAACTGCGCAGTCGACTCAGTAAGGTAGCCAGATCGATGCTGTTACGAAATTCCCGACGGTTCTCGTTGATGTACTCAAACGCGTGCAACAGAGTTTCATCCACCAGTTCTTGAATCTTAGGATCACCCCGTCGACCGTAGTTGTCGGCCATGTATTCCAACGCACTGTTCAAATGTCGTTCAGGCATGGTGTGCATGACGTTCGCTACAATGCCCGTCAGTTGCCCTCGAATGAAAGTGGCCCTATCAGTCAGGGTCGTGTGAATGTACCGTTTGTAGCGGCTGTTCTGGCGTGCTAGGTCACGTACGTGCATCTCACCACCCAAGTCGATCATGTTCGACCGACTGGAGATCCGAGTAGGGCTGTCTTTGACCCGGTGGAAGATCGCGGTCATCTTCTTCACCACTTCTCGAATGCGACCTTGAACGTCACTGATCATCCTCTGGATCTGCTCGTCGTCGTCAAACTTATCGATGGTACTGGCGTGAATCGAACCGCGAGATAAGACGTCCTCACACCGGGCTTCGATCAAGGCCGCCCAACTGCCGTGTTGTTTAATGCTGAACTTGTAACTCAACGCAGCGTAAGTGGCCTCCGCGATTGCACGATCGGGTTCGTACGGGTAGTAGTGAGCCATCAACGAACCCAAGAACCGATAGTGCATGGCTCGCAAAGCGTCCATCATACCTTGCTCTTTCTGACGACTGGACAGGCCTGATGCGTTGTGAATGGCGTGCACCAACCACACCACACTCAAGTTGAAGACGTCTGTCCTGACTCGTTGTGTAGGATCAACCGTCGGTAACGAATGCAATTCGTTGCGTAGCACGACGTCATCGGTTTGAAGAACTTCGTCAAACCAAGCGTTGCGATCGGATGTATGAAAACGCATAGGTGGGGTACCCAAAAGGTTACCGCCTAAGAAAGCGATGTGGTCTTCGTTCTTGTTCACGAAGTAACGTTCAAACTGACTGATCGTCTTTACCAACTTAACATCAATCTTCAGATGCTTCATTTCATCAGCAAAGACTTCTTTAATGGATCGTGACATGACGTCGATCTCTCGAATTAATGGGTTGTCTATATAATCCGCGGGGGGGCCGCGCGCCTGTTCCACTTGTATAGATGCTAAAGACGCCAGGGGGGGTTGTTTGGTTTGTTATGAAGACTGTGAATGGATTGGTCTTTATTGTATCCGATGTCTCTGTTTCTTTCTAATCCATTAAAAACCCACAATCCATTCTTTATCTTTGATCTTTACAAACCAAGCAATCCCTTTCAGGGTTTATCTTGGATGTGTAAAACTTTACAGGATTGAATTATTTTTTGCCAGAAAGAGGAGCGACAGCGACCATCCTTTCGAGCTTACCGTAGGCGGTAAGCGTGGGAGAAACGGTAGTAAGGGGGAGCGATAGTGTGCGCAAATGCTATATTGACCTTTTTTCAAGGGTTTGTAGGGCTTTTTGAGTTTGCACAGGGGAACGTCGTAATTTTCCCGGTTAACGGCTTCTATGGTATAGCACTTTGACAGTGCGCGTGGTTTAGACCTTAGGTGTTGGGGTGATAGTGGTTTGCACCTGGGGTCTGGACGTTGGTGGTGTCGAGGGGAGTACGTGTGTGGAAGGTTTTTACGGGTTCCTTCCTAGCGCAGTTCCTGTACGGTTGTGTTTGCGCATAGCGAACGCGTTTTGCGCTTGTACACAAGCTCCCCTCGACGGGCCTCATGCAATAATGTTCATCTGTAGTGCGGGTAGATTGGGGACCTTCGGGTCCTCGGTTTATTTTGCTTTTACTTTATTTCAAGTACATATTACTTGAGGGAGTAGTCACATCTACTTGAATAATAACCAATCAAACCTTTAGGATTATCTGCCATGCACGAGCTGACCCTGGATACTCTACCGCGCTACGCCGAACAAGAACCGAAGTTGGTGACCGCACTGTTCTCATTATCGGACCTTGCCCGGCGGTTTGACGAAGCCGTAGCGCCGAAGAGCATCGATGTCTGGATTGCCCGCAACATGCTTGAACTAAATGCCTTCTCCACCCAGGTCATACCCGTGGGGAAAATAGAAGATCTACCCTACCACCTGTACATCGCAACGACGGAGATCACTCAAAGCTACGTACTCGTCCCCAGTAAACAACGAATGAAATTGGTGACTGAACCTTTACGGTCCGGCATCTGTCTGTAAGTGGGGAGGGGTACGCCCCTCCCTTATGCCGTTTTGCGTTGATCCCAACACATTTCGAACCTATATAACACAGGTGAGTTGGATACACAAACAACTTAACCCTAACCTTTATATCTGGAGAATACCCATGAAAGTATCTTACAGCGCATCCATGACCAAGACCGAACTCACTGCTATCAAATCCTTCGCAGAGAAAGTGGCGACGCATTTCGGTGAGAGCTTCGACGCTGAGGCGTACAACGTAGAACTGTCCCAAAGAATTCGGGTGAAGTACACCGCTGGGAACGTGTTGGCGTTCATCAATTTAAAAGATACCTACGAGGTATCGGTTGATGTGAGTGTTGATGAGTCCTACACGGTAGAGTACCTGGACTTGCTAACCCGTGCTCTGCCCCTGGTCGGTGGGTTGATCAACGTGATCAAAGAGCTAGACACGCTCAACGAATCAAAGTTCGAAGTCCTTGAGACGGAGTTCGAAACCCAATAAGCGCTAGACGACATAAGGGGAAGCGATCGCTTCCCTCTAGAACCAACCCCAACCGTTAATAAAGCGAGACTTACCATGAAAAACTTCAATCGCATCTTCGATCAAATCGACACCACGCTTTCTGCAGAAACGGTTCTCAAGGGTGAGAACGGAACCGGGTACTTCAACGGTCTAACGCTAGTGGACTTTGATGGCGATCTGGCCAAGTTCACCGACCGGCACGACCGCCGGGGTATCGTGTGCAAGACCCGGTTGGGGAACATTGTGTTCTTTCAACGTCGCATCGATGGGGAGAGATTTGCATACAACGCCGCCGGGGCCCTCAGACTGATCATGAGTGCCGCGGTTCCCGAAAACGTATTAACGGACGATTCCCTGTCGATCTGGATCGGGAATTTCAAACCCACCAACACGATGAAGAAGATCATCGATGAAATCTTAAACAGAGAACAAGACCGTCTGGAAGATGAGGAGTCTGCTAACGACACCGCCGGTATGGCGTAATGCAAACGGCATAAGGGGAGGCTACGGCCTCCCCTATGTCATCGCTTTATTTTTTGTCTTAACGTTGCAGGGTAGCGTCAATCGCCGGGTAATGGATATCAACGGTTAGATCCAACACTGGTGCCGGGGCGGTAAGCGCAGACACAACAGTACTACCGGCGTTCCGTGAGCCTTTTGCGTAGAACGAATTGGACTTTACATTAAGACGATTAATAGTTTAAATCGATTACTTACCCCGACCAACCATGGAGGCGATAAACTGACTCATACGCGGTCTATCGTTTGTGAAGCTGGCCTTGGCCCAGTTCTGAGCGTAGTACTCCTGATACATCTCGTTAGAGTCAGCGTACGAATCGATGACTTCACGAATCCTACCTAACGGTACGCCTCCGTTCAAAACCCCCTGATCCATGGCGATGTTGGTGTTCACGTAGATGTAGGCCTTGACGGCTAACTCGACCAACTTACCATACACCGGATAAATACCTGGGTTCAAGTTCGCCATACCGTGGTCGTTCTCAACCATGCAGGTCATTCCCAACTGATCGCTCAGGTGGGTTACATCGTCTCTGACAAGTACGGTGTTGTCGCCGATGATTTGACAGTTAGCGGTTGAGACAATGGGCATACTGGCAATGGCTTTGTACAGATCGTTGGCCGCCGACAGTAGTTGATTGGTCTGTCCTTGGCGATGCGTTGGCATCCCATGGTAGGTGATGTAGTTCAGCGTCCGGACCGAGACGATGCGACGACCCCCCGTCAGTTCATAGGGAATACGAAACACACGTGTCGCCAGGTCGAATTGTTCCCACCCACAGCGAGCCAAATCGATGGCCACCATAGCGCCGCCTGTCAGATTGCAGTCGACGTTCACACGACTTTCAATAACCTTATCTCTAATAGCAGCGTCAATAGATACAGCGTCTTGATTTCCCCGCCAGCGAGACCCGAATCCAGTGATGGCTTGTGGCGAGAACGCCAATTGCAACACCGAATCAGGGATCGTGTGGCGGACATTATTAATGGCGTAGTTAATTGCGTTCATAACTGGACTCCTTGTATGATCATAAGATGGCCAGTAATTTGTGGAACCCTCAGAATTTCAGGAATATATCATTGAGGTGCTATAGTCACACGCAGTTTTTACTGACAGCGTATGGCGAATAGAATGCAACTATTGCGCAATACTTACAAACGAGAACTTTAGGAGCAGACATGTCTAAGGCATTAAGAATTTTCGGATGTGGCGGCGCCGGGGTTAACCTGGTCAGTCATTACTTCGGCAAAGAAACAGCCGCTGGAACTGCAGAACTGGCACCAGCCTTGATCGACACCAGTCGGTCCAACCTCAGAGGCCGTAAGATCGACGAAGCTGCCACCTACCTGGTAGAAGGCCTGGACGGCTCCGGTAAGATTCGCTCAGAAAACTACGAGGAAATCAACAAAACGATCAAACAGATCTTGGTGCAGATACCCCCTGGGGATTTCAATCTGGTGGTCTTCAGTGCCAGTGGCGGTTCAGGATCGGTTGTCGGTCCTTTGCTGCTCAAAGCGCTCAACGAAAGAAAACTCCCTGCGATCGCTATTGTGGTGGGAACTGATGAGTCTACTATCGCTGCTGAAAACACATTGAAAACCATCAAGTCTCTGGAACTGGTTGCTAAGAACAGCGACCTGCCGGTGGTCATGTCGTTCCACAAGAACGATCTGGGTGGCCGCCGCTCTGAAACCGACCGTGCCGTTTGGTCCGTCATCTCCTGCCTGAGTATTCTTACGTCTGGCGAAAACATGGAAATGGATTATCGCGACCTGGTACATTGGGTTCAGTACACTAAGGTGAACGGCGGGCGTTCTCAGTTGGCTACTATGCACGTAGCAACGTCCGCCGACCACATGAAACGCATCACTGCTCCGCTGTCCGTGGCCAGTCTGTACGGAGATCCCGACCAAGAACACTTGGCAACGTCTTCGGACTATCAGTCTGTGGGTTACGCCGATCTCTCCGGAACGGATTTTGACCAGGTACACTTCGTCATCGGCGTCAACGATCTTCAGCGTATCGGTCAAGACCTGAAAGCTCAGGTGTCAGGTATGATGGAAGAGCGTAACGCTCGAATCGACGTGGATTCGCTGTTGGAAGACGGCGACAGCGAAGGCGATGTAGTTCTTTGATAAAACCGTTTGTATTTTTCGGACACTGGTTTGCCGTCGCTTGTGGGAGACTTAGTTACATATTGAGTCTTGCCCTTGAACCGTTCTTGGTTCTTCCGGCGCTGGCGTCCGAAATGACGGATGGTTGAGATGTCGATCTTTAACAACCCAGCACCATAGGTAAACTCTAAAGGTCGGCATATTTGTCGCCCTAACCGCTAAAGCGGCAGGAAGTCGAGTTCTCTTTGGACACCGTGCTGTTTAGCACTGGCTCCATGTTGAGACTCGACTTCCTATATTTTTTTTTGTCTTTGCTGAAAGCTCCTCAGATCGTCTCTGCTGCCATTCTATGTGAATCAGTACATAACTGCGCTTTTATATGTAATAGGCCGTACAGGCCACTCCAGACGTTTTCAGGGATATATTATCCATGTGATAGACATTCCTGACCGAGGTAAGACAGCCCGTGATATTAATCTTCAATGTCGATGAGCACCTTCACGACTTAAAGCATCATTTTGACTGTCCCAAGACGGCCCTGCTACGAATGGTAGGATACCACCTGTACAGAGAATACCATCTCGATGCTGGTGTTCAATGCATGTATCTTGATAGACGCTATTCCCGGGAATACAGTCGATTCCATCTGTCGTTCTTACTTGAACTCAAACTGGTGGGCACGTCGATTGTGTACGGTGGTGCGTATTACGGACGGTTGCAACTACATAAAACCGACCTCTGGGTCACTCTAGAGACGACTAGGATTGGAACGCATGCAGAACCCCCTCAAATCACAGCTGATGAATATGCACGACTGGGCCGACATCACCACGGCACTCGTTCGTCAGTTCATCTACGAAACGCTCGAACCGCACACGACCCCATCGGACAAAGATACCGTGTCCCAGACGTGGACAATGAAACAATCTATTCAGTGGGTTCAAGCGCAGTTAGACGACGAGTTCAATCGTCAAATGGCGTGGGCGAGCGCCACTACCGCCGCTGACGACGTCTTAATGGATTTCCTAAGCGAGCTGTTCTCTACCGAGCTGGGTCCTGAGATCACCACCAAGAAAAACCAAAAGAAACTTCTGAACAACCTCATCGAACTCACCGACCCCGCAGTTATTGTGATAGGGGAAGCCGTTGCAGATCTGGTACAACCGAACCCCTGGATGGTGTGGAGTATCCGATACCGATATGACATCGCACTGATCGAACCCGACGACGACTATCGAATTAAAATCTTCAATCAGAAAGTTGAGGCTGGCGACTGGAAACTTAAGTGAGGCGAGCATGGTCTTTGAATACGTTCACCGCATCAGCCTTTATGAAATTGGCAGCTACGTCCGTCACTACTTAGACGAACATGGGACAATTCCGATGAACGGTCGTCCTATGAATTATCTTTTAGAGATGCATCTGAATTTGCTCTTGTGCAACGACTTGAGTTATTTGGACGCCATGCGACGCAAACTGCATCAATACTTATCACCACATCACGCGGATACGTTAACCGATTTGGTTCACGACATGTTACTGTACGACACCCGACACTACTTAACGTTGGATGAGGGCGAAACGGTGATTGAAGTTAGTGTCAAGTCAAACTACGACGCGGTGGTGGTTGTCCACGAGCGAGACGGCGCGCACGCCCTCAACGACTAACCCCAACCCACAAGGACGGTTCCGACCGTCCTTTATTCTCATTAGGTACTATTATGCTGAATCGACCGATGCTACTTGACCTTTACGAGGTTTATGTTGATTTCCGGTCACGGATGACTGAGATACTTCGTCGGGAAACGTTGATGCATCCGATGAACGTCGTTATTGACGACTTCTTTCAAATCGCGATACACCGAGCCTCCGACAGCGTCTCGTTCTTTGACGACGCTGGAACTCAGAAGAAACACTTGCACCCAGTGGGTATACATCGAATCATGGTGTCGACTCACATGCAAGACATCTTCTTTGACGAGTTCACGGATTATGTATTTGAATGCAGTTACTTCGACAAAAACGCACTGGAAGACAGATTCATTCACCATCAACTTGCATCGTTGTGTGTACATGCTGTGGGTCAGATATTGCAATCCATCATGGCGGTGATCATTCAGACCAACGATGGTCGCACGTTCTTTCACCCAGACAACGCTACCCTTGACATGACGATGTCTGATCTGATCATTGACCCTATCCCAAATCGCCTGGATGTAAAAGTAACAGTGAGATTCGAATGAGAGCTCATACCCCTATACGACGTATGATTCTGTCGATGTACGAATCGTTGACGTTCCTGACGGAAGTGTGTCATTTAGAGCCACATCTGGCTCAGGAACTGATCGAGCTGGTGATTCTGTCGCAGTGGTCCACGACCCGTATGAACGGGATCGAATGGATTCACCGGAACGGCCACGGATATACGACAGTGGATGAAGTTCTTGAAGACGCCTTAGAAGAGATGGCGTACACTGAAAATCTTCAAATACCCAGAGACCGTCTGCGCCACGCCGCGTTCGGTGTGTTGGTGGACCTGCCTGAACAGAAGAAGTACTGGGAAGAATTAAACGAACACGGCTCACTGGGTTGTCAGATTCACTGGCGGCGCTCTGACGTGTTAATTAAGTTTATGTGAGGTAATCTATGCAAGGTACAATCATCTTGCCAACTGACCACGTCATGCAGGAATTCCACAACATGGCTATGCGTATGCAGGCGTTGGACTTTGACGCGTATGAGTGCGTACGCATCGCTATGGATTCCTTGATCTTTGCTCAGAAGTATCCCCGCTCGTTTGAAACCGAGGTCTGTCTGACGTATGAGAACCGCGGCGTTCAAGACATGTCTATGGACGACATTAAAATTCTAAACGGGATGATGCGACTTCTGTATGAGAGACTGTATTGCGCACTCTGCTCGATGAGACTCTACGATTCAACGGGAAGACTGACGCATCAGTACTTCGAACTGAATCACGGAGACATCGTTGTTTCCGATCAAGCGTTTGATAACCAACCAACCTCCTAGGGAGATCGGGATGCAAATCATCCTAACTGTGTCGTCGATCAAACCCGTGGTCGACATGGTGGAAGTTGACTTAGGTCAAGATGTCCCCGTAGATCGTTGCTCGGTACTGAACCGGATCAATGGTATGATCAATGAAGCTTTTGACTGCTTCCATCCAAGCGACGATATGGTCGAGACGATTCAGAGAATGCTTGAAGACAACGAACTGGACGACGACGAGCTTTTGTTCGTGGCCCCGGAGGTGTATCTCTTTAAGTGTTTGCTGGAAGAACTCGAAATCCATCCACTTACTCAGCAGAAAAAATTAAGTCTGCGATACGTAAGCGTTGTTGGGGTGTTTGGCGATTTCATGTTACACTACAAGTAAGGAGCACCCATGGCTACATCGGAACAATTCCAGATGGGCTCAGCCTACGACTTCATTACCTACGCTCCGTCGGTACTGGGATCGTTTAAGAACGTGAGAGTCACCGGTATTGTTGATTACCGCGGCGCTCAACAGTACATCGACCCTGCGTCGTATCACGCGAACGTGTTCAGCACACTACCAGCGAACAGTGCGCCCGATGACCATACTCGTTACTACTATTTGGTGGTCGTCCAATCTAACGGGACACGCACCGCCGTTGCTCTGCCTTGGATCGATGGTGCCAGCGTGGCAATTCGTGAGCGAGGTCGGGCAACTGTGAGTCTTGAAGATGTCGGACCGGACGATCTGGATCGCCTCAGACGGTCGTTGGCACACAACGGCTTTGTCATCGGTTCGATCGAATTGAACTGATTTAAGTTTAATTACGAACACAACCGTACATGATATGCATCGAAAAGTTCGTGACTGGTTTTCTTGAGCGTTGGCCAGATCCACGACGTTAACTCCGGGGGGCCGTTTTGGTCCCCCGTTTTTTTTTTCGCATCGACATTAAGAGTCCCTATTATGTTAGCTCTCATCATCGAGATGAACGACGTCATTGATGAGCTGTGTCTGAAGATCGATTCGATCCTTAAAGTCTCAGGTCTTGAGGTGGTCGACGATCTGACGAACGAACTCATGCTTATTAGCTTGGACTTTGCGACCACAGTCTACGAGTACATCGACAGTAACCGCCCGTTGAACGAGATGCAAGTGACGGACCTGCGTCAAGCATGGCATGACCAACGGTTTCATGAAACCTATCAAGGCGATTACTACACGGCTTTGATCGAGATGTGTAATGAGGAAAACGATGAACTCCGGCAATTGGCTCAGATTGGGGTTGACGTATTGGTTCAGTTGATGATTCGAACCACGGAGGTCATGTTAGCGCATCCTGGGTGTCGTAACCTGATGCGGGAAATCGGGACTACCACCGATTTTTCAACGGGCAAGGATCTTCCTCTATTAATGCCCAGTGTTACTCTGGCACCCAATTCTACCGATGTCATTGTCACAATCAAGTTAAACCCAGAACTCACCCATGCGGCTGCTTAGGCCGCTTTATTTTTTGTCTAAGCTGTTTTTTTGGAAGCGACCACGTTATCGATATGCACACATCAGGAGGTGATAAATGTCGTCTTTTTTCGTTAAACCCGTTGAAGAATACCACCGTACCCTTGACATTCAGTCAGCGTATTTGAAAGACATGGCTACTGGCTTGGCTCGCGTTACCGGGCGATCCTTCGACGCTTGTTTTGAGTACGTGAAACAGGTCACGAGCGCGGGTGGTAGACTGGCGTACGAAGACCCACCTATGAAGTACGTAGGTCGGAAGTCTTCAGGGGATAGGGTCCTTAAGGTAACAACGTTCTTGAATTACATCAAGACTGTGGATCAACACCAATTGATTCTCGCTCCCTCAATGACGGTCTACCAGAACCCTAATGTAGAGAAGTCGGTGACGGCCATCTATATCGCTGAGAACATCAAGAAGCGATCGAAATCGAAGAAAGAAATGTTTGCTGCGAAAGAGGCTGGTAACAACTCCTTGCACGCGTTTAAGAAGAACGAACAACAGACGCACAAGATTAAGAACAACGCCTTGTCCGGTGCTCACTGTTCAGACTCAACGGTTTTGTACCTGGACACTATACACTCCAGTTTGACATCAACCTGTCGCAGCGCCGCCGGTTACGGCAACGCAAATAATGAAAAGGTCTTGTCGGGTAATCGACACTACTGGTCGGCAGAGATTGTAATGGCCAATATTCTAGCGGTGACCAATCACGTCAACTTCGAAGAGTTTGCTCAAGCGATGCAGCAGTACGACCTGATCGCACCCTCAATCGATGAAACCATGGAATGCATTCAGTACAGTACAGATTTCTACTGGCGTGACCGAGGTAAGACGGATCAGCTCCACCGCCTGGTTAGCGGTCTGTCTGACTTGGAAAGGGCGGCGTTTGTGTACACTGGCGATTTGTACCACCTGGCCAAACACAACCCCCAAGTGATCCGGACGCTGCTTGAAGAAGTTGCGACCATCCCCGACGATACCGTTGAGAACTGTGAACAGTACGTTAAAGGACTGACGGATGAAATGGGGGCTATGGTGTCCTTGCTGTGTGGTAAGTTCATGGGGGGTAAGAACATCTCGTCCTTCGACGATTTAACCAAAGAGACCCAGAACCTACTCGGAGCGACCGCTAAGCGTTTGACGGAAACGCTTGAACATTACCGTCTGCTGATAAAGGTTTTGTTGGTTAGTGACGTTATGCCTGCGAGTATGGCCAATCTACCGAACATCATTCGACGTAACGCCATCACCTCCGATACCGACTCCACCATTTACACAGTACAAGACTGGTTGATCTGGTACGACGGTAAGATTTCATTTAACGAACAAGCCGTGAACATCGGTCATGCGGTGTCGTTTCTGTCATCGGCGTCAATCACTCACATCCTGGCGAAGATGTCGGCGAACATGGGTGTGGCTAAAGACCAATTACATCAGTACCAGATGAAGTCTGAGTTCTACTTTCCAGTGTTCGCATTGACCTCACGAGCGAAGACGTACTTTGCGCACGTAGGAGCCCAAGAAGGGCAGGTCTTTACGGAACCGGATTTGGAAGTCAAGGGCGCGGTACTTAAAGGTTCGGCGTCGCCGAAGTTCGTGATGGACGACGCGGATGCTTTGGTGAACGAAATCCTTGAAACGGTTGCCAGCGAGAAGAAGATTCAACTCACCCCGATTCTGGAGCGAGTGGCTAAAATTGAACAGACCATCATTGATTCGATCAAGCGCGGTGAGACGTTCTATTACAAACGAAGCGAAATCAAGACCGCAGACTCTTACAAGTTAGGAGAGTCGAACAGTCCTTACATGCATTACTTGTTGTGGACCGACGTCTTTGCTGACAAGTATGGGGCGATTGAATCCGTGCCGTATCGTGCTATTAAGGTATCGATCGATGCTGACTCTAAGACGGACTTCACTCGTTGGATTGATTCGTTTGACGATCCGGCCATTCGAGAAAAGCTTCTGATCTTCTTGAAGAAACACGGCAAAGATAAGTTAACCACAATCCAAGTTCCACAAGCCATTGCAGAAACCTCTGGCATCCCTCAGGAGATCGTTAACGGGGTTTCGTACCGTAAGGTGGTGTCTAACCTACTTGAACCACACTACGTGTTGCTGGAGACCTTAGGGTTCTACACAATCGACGACAACCAACTGCGACTGGTATCCGATAGCTACCTCCCAACCAAAGCGTCATAAACAGCGTGCTAGGCTAAGCAGGGTCGCCCTTGCTTAGCCTAGCCGCGGTTCATAAGTACGCCATCACTGCTCGATCAATGCGATCGAGTATTTCTTTTGCCCTGGCGCTGCCTACGGCGCTCTCAAACTCTTTGTCACGTTTCAATTCCCGATACCGCTTGCGCAGAATCGACGCTTCTTGCGTATTGCGTGAACTGCCTGCTTCAAAGTCAATCTGCACGATGAACTCAATGATCGGTAATGTCCACAAGGTCATCGCCCAAGCATTCTGCCGGGTAATGGCCACTTCGGGGATCTCTGACAGCCCCTGCATGTTTTCAAGTGCCACCAACTTAACCTGCTGCATCATCGTACCGTACGTCATAGGTCGCTGAGTCAGGTGGGCGATCCGATCAACTAAGTAGTTATCGACCTTACGGTCGTAGTCGGTCAAGTACATCGGCCAACTACTATAGAACGCCTCGGCCTCGTGTCCAGAAGACAGGGTCATGATGCGATTCAATAACGCCACGTCCAGATGAGACAGTAGGGCGTTGGCGAGAGGAAATTCAAACACGAACTGCATGGGACTTCGAACAAACGCGACGTTGGCTCGCTTCTGAGCCAAGTACCACTCTCGGTATTGTAACGCCAGTTTAGGGAGGTCGATTTGGATGACGGCCCACGATGGGTATTCGGTGTTTAATCGGCCGTCTAGTGGCTCTAAGGCGGTTGAGTTAAACGGATGCCGCAACACTTTGACCGGAAGCAGTTGTTTCCACGTCTCGTCAATTGTCAAGAGGTCTACGTCTTCTGACGCCGATAGCAATACCTCTTGAACGTTGTCGCCATAGAAGGTCTCGCGTTCAAACATCTTACCGCTGGCCCCCGCAGTAGTCAGACCGTTGGCTCGCGCAAGGCGTTCTACCCGAGCGTCGACTTTTCGATGGTACTCAAACACAGGAAGTGTAGGGTCTACGTTTAACCCAGTCAGTAACTTGACCAGCACATGGGCGCTGTCTACCGCATAACTGGCGCCCCGGCATTCGCGTAGGACGGCAGTAAGGTTCTTACGGAGACCGCGTTTAACGTAACCATACTCGGGTGGAAGCGATACTCTTGCTTCTACCTCCAAGAGGTTGGTAAACAGCGTATACATAGCAAGGTCTCATAGTTAAAAGAAAACGAAGAGGAGTTAGGTCATAGTATGCGAGTAAATTGCGTCCACCGTTCCCTAACGTTTCTAGAACGTTGGGGGACACCAGTTATACCCAGGGCGCTATGTAAAATCGCACGTAGACGCATCATTCATTGAGGATATGAAGGGAATCTATTATTTCTTACACAGCAGCATAACTGTATAGACACCATGCTGACCGAGCGCCTCGACGGAGGATTGCTCGGGACACCTCACAGTCTATTCGTTTTGAGTTTGCGAACGACTGGAGTTGGTGCGTTAAAACCGTTGATCGTAGATTATTTCAGACCTACATCATCCCTGTGCATAGCTCGTCGTAGAGCTGTGTTTGCGCAAACACAACCAAAGAAACGTAGGAGAATACTTCATGGGAATTACACGTGATGACGAAGGAGCATTCCCAAGCCAAGGCCAGGCTCAGGAAGCACCTAACGCTCAACCACAACAGCCAGATCCTGGGTACCAGCAGCGGAATCAACCCCGCGGAAGATTGGGTATGAGCTCACTCGGGGATCGCATTCAGCGCCCGATGAAGCGTAACCAGATGGGTGAAGTGCTGGCCGAATATGGCCGTGCTGTTGATCGTATCTTCGGCGATGCCATGGCTACCTATGGCACTGAGTTCAAGGTTCTGCCTCTGGACGCTGGCCGTCATGGCCTGCACTACTCAGCGATCATGTTGATTGGTCTGGTGAACGTAGGTGGCCGCAAGGTTGCTTCTACTTACACCATGATCCTGGAGGCTTCTGCTGCGGCCCCGCGCCCGACTGTGATGAACATGTACAACCAATCGGTTGAAGTGGTTCTGACCGCCATGGACGCCTGGGACGAAGCCACCTGGTCCAAGGTACAATCAGTTGTCAAGCAGAACTATGGCGACGGCGTTGAAGTGATGAATGCCGGTGCGATGGTCGTTCCGCAGGACGTCGACGTTAAAGACGAAGAACGCGTCTGGCAAGTTGTTTGGGCTGCTCAAGAAGCTGTTCTTTCCACTATGGAATCCAGTTTCCCAGAAGAGTTTGCTCACTTCAACCTGACCGAAGTCTTTGACGCCAACCGTGACCGTATGAACGCATCGTTTGTGTACAACGGCCCAGACGGTGAGTCGGTGACTGGTATGCCAGTTCGTAGCGACATCACCCTGGTTATGTCAAGCTCTGAGCGCAGTGCGAACAACAGCAATCAGGTCTCGTCGTTTCAGCACCAAACCGGAAAAGACCTCATTGAGGTTAACAGCTACGTGGATCTGGTGTACGCCCCGACCAATCAAGCTCCGGCTCCTGGTCAACAAACCCCGACACAGATCTTTGTGCCTCGGATAGTCCTCACCAAAATCTCCGCGTTGGACGCGCCCTTCACGCCGGAAATGTTCCTGCTGGGTCTGGCCACCAACGTACTGATCGGCGATAATTACGCCTGGGCCTCGCAGTTCGCGAATTTCGCTCAGGAAGAAATTCACGACATCGGAGGCATCGGGTATCGTCTGAGCAACCCTAACGACTCGAAATCCTCCCCGCAGCCTGTCGATACCAAGACTAACACCTTCGGTCAGAACGAACTGTTCGATCTGATTCAACACACTTGCTGGAAGGACCCTGCGTTCTCCATCGATTGTGAAGATGTTGGACCTGAATCGTGGTTGACCGGTGCCTTGACCGACTCGGCTCATGGTAATCCGAACTCCACGAACTTCTTGGTGGAGGCGGCCAACAATCTGACCAACGATCACTTCGGTAAAGTGTGGCAGGGTGGTCACATCACCGTTAACGAGAATAGCCGTATCCACCTGGGTACCTATGTTGATGCCAAAGGCGTCACTCGTGACCTGCGTGAAATCGACAGCCTGGCGATCTTGAACCACTTCGGTCACAACGACATGAATGCCGTCAATGCGTGGGAATCTACGTTTAACGACATGAATGCACCGATCGAGCTGCGTCTTGAGAAGCGTTTGCAGATGATCCGCAACCTCGCCGGTGGCAACCTGAAAGTCCGTGGCTTCGCTGAGCGTGTAACGTTCACGCCGGAGTTCATCGAGACACTGGTCGCTTCGGTTGTGCGCGCTGGTCTGATGGTTGATGAGAATGGCCTGCAGTCCATGTACGGCCAGAACTTCCAGGTTGGTAACAACTTCCTGAACCAGTACGCAGCGCATACAGGCGGTAGCGGTATGGTTAACAGCGGTGGCCCTCAGGGCAATGCGATTTTCCGTCGCCCGATGTCTCGCTGGTGAGTTTGGTTAAGTAGGCAACTCAAGGAGGAGCTTCGGCTCCTCCTTTTTTTCTCAACGCGACAGAGGAGTCCCAGTCGATGCACATCCCTTCATCGACGCCGAGTGCGTCAACCATGAGTGGTGTATTCTGTGAAATGATCGATTACGATCGCCTCTATGAATCGGTATCCGATCATGCGATACTGGTTAATACCTTTAACATCCGAAACGACGCTGAGAAGGAACGATTGAACCGCTTGTTGTACACCGAGTACGACGGCGATACGCTGGACACCATGCCTGCCTGCGACTGTGGCATCCTACGGGGTGAATACAACAAAGGCGTTCGCTGTACGAACTGTGGTACGGTGGTCGTGTCGGTAACAGAGCGTCCTATGGAATCTCTGTTGTGGATCAAATCCCCAGACGGTGTGAAGGCGTTCATCTCTCCGGCGGCCTGGATCGTGTTGAATTCCTTGTTCAGTCACCGAGGCGTTCAGATGATCCGATGGTTGACCGATCCGACCTACACTCCGAACAAGGGTGTGGATAAGACCGATCCGCTGTTTGATAAATTTCGCGACATCAACTGGAAGCGGTCCATCAACCACTTCATCGAGCACTTCGATACGGCACTGAACGTTATGTTTGATGCCCGAGTGGTCAGTCCCATTCCAAGGCGTCGTCGTACGGAACAATTCATTGAGGAGAATCGAGACAGGTTCTTCCCCACGTACTTACCCATCCCTAACCGTTCGATCTTCATCACCGAGAAGACGGCCATGGGCACTTACGCCGACAACGTGATGTACTCAGCGATCGATGCTGTGCGCACCATGACGTCTTTGGACTCTGGTATTGGTCCAGCGACACAACGGATCAAGGAGAATCGGACTGTAAAGGTGATTCAGCAATTGTCCACCTATTACACCGAATACACCAAGAACAACCTGTCCAAGAAGCAAGGTATGTTTCGTCGGCAGGTCTACGGTTCTCGACTGGATTTTTCTGGTCGGGCGGTAATCAGTTCGTTGTCGCACCCCCACAGTTATGACGAATTGCATTTCCCTTGGGGCTTAGCAGTAATGATGATGAAGACTCACATTACTAGCAAACTCCTCAGGCGCGGTATGACCCCATCGCAATCCGAAGAATTCTTGATGCTCCACACCACCAAACATCACCCACTACTGGAGACGATCTTCAACGAGTTGATCAGTGAACATCCTCAAGGACGACTACCGGTGTTGTTTCAGCGAAATCCCTCGCTGGTACGCGGTTCAGCTCAACAGTTGTACATCAGTAAGATCAAACCGGAGCCCAACGTCAACACCATTAGTTTCTCAGTCCTCGCCTTGGCAGCGCCTAACGCCGATTTCGATAGTTTCGTCACTGTCGCTTCCATCTGAAAGGGTGGTTGAAAGAACCTCTTTAATTGCTGGAACCCCCTAAAGCTCCACTACCACTGTCACGAGGAAACTACGTGATCACGGTTTGATAAGT